CTACGCGGCGGCCTCGGGCAGGTACGGGCTGAAGCGCACCACCTCGATGCCCAGCCAGTCGTTCAGTTCCATCAGCCGGGACTGCAGGGGTTCGATCTCGTTGCGGTAGAACACCTGTGCGGCCGTACTGGCGTCACCGAAGCCGCCGGTGTTGGTCGGGATGATGCCCATCAGTTGGGGCGGGACACGGTGCGCGGCCAGCACGTCGTCGCGGGTCACGTTCTTGATGTTGAAGAACTCGTCCTTGGCAGCCACCTCGCTGATCGGGATCAGCTGCAGGCCGTCCTTCTTGCCGTTGGGCGAGTGCATGAACAGGTTCTTGAAGTTGCCCAGCCCCTTGCTGGACTGCAGCGCCTTGCGCATGGCGTTGACGTCTTCTTCCTTTGCAGCCGGATCGCTCAGGTACAGGATGAACCCGGCATGGCTGCCGTTGGCGTAGTAGCGGCGGCGGAACAGCGTGGCCGACTCGTTGAGCCAGGCCGAGTTCAGCGCTGCCAGGTACTCCGGCAGGCCGTACACTTCCTGATGGATGTCCGGCTCCATCAGCTGGAACACGCTGCCGGCCGGGAACGCCTGCTCCTGCCCGTAACCGGTCACCCACCAGAAGGATTCCATGTCGATGCCGCGCCGGACGTACTTGGCCAGCGCGTGCCGGACCGGCATCCGGCTGCCGAGCCGGCTGCGCGGTGCCTCAAGGTAGCCGTTACCGAAGATCAGGTAGTCCAGCACCCAGCGGCCGAAGGTAGCGCGGTCCATGAGCGGGTGCGGCACAAAGGTGCGGGCCAGCAGGTTGCGCTTCACGGCAATGGCCGAGGCGTGGTGTACCGCTGCCCGCCAGGAACGTGACAGGCCGTCCCAGCTCAGGGGCGGTTCGTACCATTTGCCGTTGGTCAGGCATTCGGCGTAGTCGAGGATCTCGCGCCGGTCGAGGACCGATTCGGGATCGCCGAAGGTGAACGTGATGCATCCGGTGCCGGCAGGGGCGGCGGGAGTGGCGGCATGGTCTGCAGCGGGGCGGCGACGGCGTCGGGTCATGAGTAGATCTCCACAAATCCGGCATTACCGGCGTTGCGCCCCTCGAGGGGCTCGTTGTACAGGGTCTGGAGCGTGGCCCAGGCAATGTCGGCATGGCTCACGGCTTCGGAGCGGTCGGCGACAAAGGTCACCAGCCCGCTGCCGGTGGTACTGCGGTGGATGGCCATGAAGCTGGCGGCGATTTCCTTCGCGCCGGCATCGAACTGCAGGCGGCCGTGGCGGATCACGTCCAGACCCTTGAGCACCATGCGGGTCTTGAGGTCCAGCGAGTACTGGTAGCCCATGGCAGCCGGAAAGAATTGCGTCACCAGCTGGTGCACGGCCGAACCCAGCCCGGTGCGGTCAATGGCGATGTGGGTGACGCGGTAGCGCTCGGTGGCCTCCTTGATCGCCTGCGCCTGGGCGCTGTAGTCGAGACCACGGAACTGACGGCACTCGAGCAGGCGGAACGGACCGTCCGGCACGGCCGGCGGCGCGACCACCACCATGGCCGCACTGTCGCCGCTCTCGCTCGGGTCGTAGCCGATCCACACCTCGCGGTGACCGAGCGGGCGCAGGGTGAACGGGTTGTAGTCCGGCCAGGCTTCCATGGAATCGACCATGCAGCGATGCAGCATCGACAGCGGGAACACGCTCTTGCCGTCGTCGATGAACTCGCACTCGAAGAGCTGGCGGAACTCGTCAGGCGAGTTCTCCAGCCGCAGGGCATCGAGGTCGAAGAGGTCACAACCCTGCCGAAGGGCGTCGTGGATGGTGACGATCTGCCGCCACTGGCCGTCCCCCTGGTCCAGTCCGCCGGCCAGGGCCTTGTGGCTCAGGTCGAAGGCGATCTGTTCACTGGCCGGGCGGCCGGCGTTGTAGCGCTTGCCGGACCAGAACGGATACGCCTCGTGGGCAAGGGTCGAGGGGGTGCTGAAGTAGGTCTGCCGCCAGCGTTTCTGGCTGGCCATGCCGGCGGCGACCTTGCGCAGCTCGGCGAACTTCGGCGTCCAGAAATACTCGTCCATGTAGAGGTTGCCGTGGTACGACTGGGCGGTGCGGCTGCTGGTCCCCAGGAAAATCAGTTCGGCGCCGTTGCCGAACAGGATCTTGTCGCTGCCTTTCAGCTCGATGTCGCACACCTCGCTGACAAATGCCTTCTGGTAGCTCTGGAACTGCAGGGCCTGGCGCTTGCTGGCGGACAGGAAAATCTGGTTACGGCCGGTCTCCAGCGCATCGAGCAGGGCTTCCAGCGCAAAGTACCAAGTGGCACCGATCTGGCGGCTCTTGAGGATGTTGCGGATGCGGGCGAGGTGACCGGCCCGCAGCCAGTGTTTCTGGTAGCCGAACAGGCGTTCACGGAAGGCTGCTTTCAGGCGGGCCACCTGCTCATCGGTCAGCAGGTTCTTGCTGGCGGATGCCTTCTGGCGCTGGCCGCCTTCGCGGCGCCCGCCCTCGCGCTGGCGGTGGCGCAGTTTCTCCAGCCGCTCCAGCTGGCGGCCGAGGAGATCGATCTCCTTGTAGTCGCAGCCTTCCTTTTTGTCCTTGCTGATCAGGACCTGCAGGCGGGCTTCCAGGGTGGCGTTCACCCGGTCGACCGGGCTGACCGCGTCCCAGTCCTCGCGGCGCTTCCAGCTGTGGACGGTGGCCGGCCGCAATCCCAGTGCCTCGGCAATGCGGGCGATCCGCCAGCCCTGCCAGTAGAGGGCGCGGGCGGCGTGACGCGGGTCGAAAGGGGTGTTTTGCATGCTCATGCCGGCGATGGTGACGGCTCGCGCTGGCGGTCACACCGACATCCGGTCGGGCCAGGGCGCAGGCCGCCGCAAACCCCGTGCCCCCCGCGCGACAGCGCGCCAACATGGCTTCACGAAACGAACAGGGAGCCGGCCGCATGGCTAAAAAAAGCAAGGCGTTCCGGGTGGCCACAGAAGGGGCCACCACCGACGGACGAGAAATCAGGCGTGAGTGGATCGAGCAGATGGCCCGGAATTACGACCCGGCCGTCTTCGGTGCCCGCGTCAACATCGACCACATAAAAGGCATCCTGCCGGACAGCCCGTTCAAGCGCTACGGCGACGTGACCGCGCTGGAGGCCCGCGAGGTCGAGGACGGCAAGCTCGCCCTCTTTGCCACCATCGACCCGACCGACGAACTGGTGGCCCTGACCCGTGCCCGCCAGAAGATTTACACCTCGATCGAAGTGGTCGAGCAGTTCGCCGACAGTGGTGAGGCCTATCTGGTCGGACTGGCGGTGACCGACGACCCGGCGAGCCTCGGTACCGAGATGCTGCAGTTCTGCGCCCGCGCCGGACACAACCCGCTGGCCGGCCGCAAGAGCCAGCCCGGCAGCCTCTTTACCGCTGCCGTGCCGGTCGAGCTGGAGTTCGTCGAGGCCACCGGGCCGGCCGATGCCGGCAAGGGGCTGTTTGCCACGGTCATGGCATTGCTGACCGGCAAGGGCAAGACCGACGACGCCCGCTTTGCCGACCATGCCGCGGCCATCGAGGCCTTGGCCGAAAGCCAGCAGGCCGTACCAACCCTGCAGGGCGCGGTCAGAGCCTTGCAGCACAGTGGGCAGTCGCTGGATGCCCGCCTGCAGTCCCTGACGGCCGAACTGGCCGACCTCAAGACCAGGCTCGACAGCCAGCCGCAGCCGGGCTTCACCCGCCAGCCGGCCACCGGCGGCGCCGGCAAGACCGAAACCGATTGCTGAGGACCCCGCCCCATGCGCAATGACACCCGCCTGCAGTACACCCAGTTTGTCACCCAACTGGCCCGACTCAACAGCGTCCCGTCCGCTGAAAAATCCTTCACCGTCGCCCCGAGCATCCAGCAGACGCTGGAGAGCCGCATCCAGCAGTCGAGCGAATTCCTGTCGCGCATCAACGTGATCGGTGTGCCCGAGATGGCCGGTGAAAAAATCGGCCTCGGCGTCACCGGCACCATCGCCGGCCGCACCCGAACCGGGCCGGGCAAGCCGCGTGTGGCCCGGTCGGTGGCCGACCTCGATTCGCACAAGTACCAGTGCGCCAAGACCAACTTCGACACCGCCATCCCGTACCAGCAGCTCGACGTGTGGGCGAAGTTCCCGGACTTCCAGACCCGCCTGCGCGACGCCATCCTGAAGCAGCAGGCGCTGGACCGCATCATGATCGGCTTCAACGGTACTTCGGTGGCCGAGGATACCGACCGGGACAGCAACCCGCTGCTGCAGGACGTCAACAAGGGCTGGTTGCAGCAGTACCGTGAGCATGCACCGGAGCGGGTCATGTCCGAGGTGGCCGAGAGTTCCGGCAAGGTGAAGATCGGGCCGGCCGTTACCGGGGCCGAAGGCTACAGGAACCTCGACGCACTGGTGTTCGATGCGGTTGAAAACCTGATCGACGAGGCGTTTGCCGAACATCCGGACCTCGTGGTGATCGTCGGGCGCAGCCTGCTGGCCGACAAGTATTTCCCGATCATCAACAAGGACAACCCGCCGACCGAGCAGCTGGCGGCCGACATGGTGATCAGCCAGAAGCGCATCGGCAACCTGCCGGCGGTGCGGGCCCCGTTCATGAAGGCCGGCAGCATGCTGGTCACGCCGCTGTCGAACCTGTCGATCTACTGGCAGGAAGGCGGCCGCCGCCGGCATGTACGCGAGGAGCCGGACTACGACCGGATCGCCAACTACGAATCGAGCAACGACGCCTACGTGGTCGAGCGCTACGAGGCCGGTTGCCTGATCGAAAACATCGAACTGGTGCCGGCATGACGACGAGCCCGGCCCGAGCCCACTTCCAGCGTGCCTCGGCGGCCCGGATCGCAGAAGCGGCCGGACCGGGCCAGTCACTGGAAGGGCTGTCGCAATACGAACTGATGCTGGCCATGCTGGCCCGGCACAGCCGGCGCCTGAAGCAGGTGCAGTCGAACGAGCGCAAGGCCGAGGTCAAGCGCGAAATCCTGTCCGAGTACCTGCCGTGGGTGCAGGGCGTGCTGGCCCACGGCAAGGGGGCGCAGGATGACGTGCTGATGACCGTCATGGTCTGGCGCATCGACGCCGGCGACTACGCCGGGGCGCTCGACATCGGCGACTACGCGCTGGCCTACCGGCTGGCGATGCCAAAACGCTTCAACCGGGATGCCGCCACCACGCTGACCGAGGAAATGGCCGATGCCGCCAAGCGTGCACGGGACGGCGGGCAGCCGTTTGACGCGGCCCTGCTCAGGCGCACGCTGGCCCTCGTGACCGGCATCGACACGCCGGACCAGAGTCGCTCGCGCCTCCTGAAAGAGCTGGGCCTTTTGCTGACGGAGAGCGACCCGCCGGCTGCCCTCGGCTACCTGCAGCAGGCCACCCGGCTCAACCCGGCCGCCGGCGTCAAGAAGCAGCTGGACCGGCTGGCCCGCCAGACCGGCAGTCCCCGAGCCGTCAGCACAGCGGACGATGACGCTGACGGCTGACCCTCTCGCGCCCCGCGAGCTGGCGGCAGGGGGCCGGCAGCGGATTGCCCGCCTGCCACGCCCTCTCCACCGCCACCACTCAGGATGTCCTCATGGGATTCACCGCCAACGAACCAGAAAACCCGTCGCCGGGCACCGTCAGCAGCAGCGCCTTCTGGCCCGTCATCGACCTTGCTGACGTGCAGGCCGAATGGCGGATAGACGGCACGGTCACCCCGGCCCGGTTGCGGCTGGCCGTGATCGAGGCGGTCAGCACCGTCAATGGCGAGCTGGCCGGCTGGCGGCAAGCGCGGCAGCAGGACGGATTCGCCACGCTGGCCGAGGTGCCGGGCGAGCTGCTCGACGGTGAGTGCGAGCACCTCTACCACTACCGCCGGGCGGTCGGCTGCCTCGCCAAGGGCGAGCTGACCCGCCGCTACCGCGACTTTGATGCCACGCGCGACGGCCAGCAGCGGGCGGATGCCATGGAAGCCGACATCGACGACCTGATGCGGGATGCCCGTGCTGCCATCAACCGCATCAAGGGCCGCCGGGGGACGTGGGTCGTGGTGGCGGTCTGATGCAGGTCATGACGCAACAGCACGACACCGTCGACGCCCTGGTCTGGCGGCACACCGGCCGCACGCGGGGCATGGTCGAAGCGGTGCTGGCCCTCAATCCGGGACTGGCCGACCACGGCCCCGTCCTGCCGGCCGGCCTCATGGTCGAGCTGCCCGACGCGCCGGTGGCACCGCCGGCCCTTCACCTGATCCAACTCTGGGACTGAAACACCATGCTGGAACCGATCACCCCTTCAACCGCTTCGGCCAGCCTGCTGGCCGTCGCCCTCCTGACCCTGTTTCCGGGCATTGATGCCTCGGTGGTGCTGGGTGCCTTTGCCGGCTCGACGGTCTTTGTGCTCTCGAGCCGGGACCCCGGCCGCCTGAGCCGGGTGGGCTTCTTTGCTGCCAGCTTCCTGATCGGCCTCTTTGCCGCCGGGCCGGTGGCTGCGCTGATGAACACCCTGCTGCCGGCCACGGTCAACGACCACGTCGGCGCGCTGTTGCCTCGGCACTGGCCGTGCGCCTGCTGCAATGGCTGATCGACATGGCGGCCGATCCGCTGGGCCTGCTGGCCCGCATCCGGGGAGGCCGGCAATGACCACCGTCCTGCTCTTCCTGCATGCCGTTGCCGGCCTGCTGATGGCGGCCTGCCTGACCCTGTTCCGACGCCATGAACACCGCCACCGGCCGTGGATCAGCCTGCTGGCCTGGCTGACGGCCTGTGCCGCCGTTTCACTGCCGGTACGCATCCTGTCCGGCCAGATCCGCGAGGTGGATGCCGGCTCGGTCCTGCTGCTGTGGGTGCTGCTGGTGGCCGTGGCGGTCCGTCGCGGCAATCTGGGCCAACTCTTCAACCGGAGGGGATCATGCCGATCCTGAAGCAAGGCAGTACCGGCAGTGCGGTCACCGTGCTGCAGCAGCAACTCAACCGGCTGGGCTTCGCACTGGAGCCGGACGGCTGGTTCGGAGAGGCAACCCGTGCCGCCGTCCGCGCTTTCCAGCGCCAGGCCGGCCTGCTGGATGACGGCAAGGTCGGGCCGGTCACCCGTGAGGCCCTGCAGGGCATCCTGCCGGTCCCGCGCCGGCTGAATGACGCCGACCTGCAGGCCGCCGCCGACGCGCTCGGCGTGGACCTGGCCGCCGTCAAGGCGGTGATCGAGGTCGAGAGCCGAGGCAGCGGCTTCGAGGCGACCGGTCACCCGGTCATCCTGTTCGAGCGCCATGTGTTCTACCGGCAGGCCAAAGCGGCCGGGCTGGATGCCGAGGCACTGGCCAGCCGCTATCCGAACCTGTGCAGCACCCGCCGGGGAGGCTATGCCGGTGGCCCGGCCGAGTGGAGCCGGTACCGGCATGCCGGCCGCCTGCATCCGGACTGCGCCGTCGAGGCGGCGAGCTGGGGTCTCTTCCAGATCATGGGCTTTCACTGGCAGGCACTGGGCTACCCGTCAGCCGCCGGCTTTGCCGGTGCGATGGCTGAAAGCAGCGCGCAGCAGCTGGATGCCTTCGTGCGCTTCATCCGGCTGGACCCGGCCCTGCTCAAGGCGCTCAAGGGCCACCAGTGGGCCGCTTTTGCCCGCCGCTACAACGGCCCGGCGTACCAGGACAACCTGTACGACGTGAAGCTGGCCCGCGCCCATGCCCGCTACGCCGCTGGCGAGGTGGCGGCATGAGCCGGGTGATACCCGCCCTGCTGCTCTACGGCGTGATGGCCGTGTGCCTGTTCTGGCTCGCCCGCGAGCGGGACGGTCTGCAGGCACGGATCGGTGACCTGCAGGTCAATGTCCGGACCCTGCAAACCGACCGGGACCGGCTGGCCGGCCAGATCAGGCAGCACGACGAGGCCCGCCGGCAATTGCAGGCTGACCTTGCCCACGCCGAAACCCTCGCGGCCCGCCGGGCCGCCCGACTGAAAGACCTCGAACATGAACATGCCGACCTGCGTGCGTGGGCTGATACCCGCCTGCCTGCTGACCTTGGGCGCCTGCTCGAGCGTCCCGCCCTCGCCGGCGCCGGTGATTACCGTCAGTGGCTGTCCGGCGGTGACGCCGTGCCGGCTGCCGGACAGCCGGCCGCAGACGAACCGCGACCTGCTGACTGAACTTGCCCGTACCGAAGCGGCCTGGCATGCCTGTGCGGCCCAGGTCGACCTGATCCACCGCTGCCAGCAGGAGCTGAACCGATGACCGACCTGTACGACCGCGCCCAGCAACTCGAGGCCCGGCAGCGTGACGAAGCACTGGCCCGGCAGCGTGACGAAGCACTGGCCCGCCACGTTGCCCGCCAGCAGGCCGGCCCCGGCCTCAGTCACTGCGAGGACTGCGGCGAGCCGATCCTCGAAGCCCGCCGGCGCATCGTGCCGGGCTGCCGCCGCTGCCGGGATTGCCAGGAAGAGGCCGAGCGCCATGGATAAGCCCGCCCGCCTGCGTGCCGCCCTCAAGGCCGCCCTGCCGGAACTGGCCAACCGGCCGGATGCGTTGCAGTTGTTCGTGGAATCCGGCCGGCTCGCTGCTACCGCCGGGGCCTCGCTGTCGTGGGAATACCGCTACACGCTGGTGGTACTGGTCACCGACTACACCGGCAGCCCGGACCCGGTCATGCTGACCCTGCTCACCTGGTTGCGACAGCATCAGCCGGATCTGCTGCAGAACCGCGAGCGGCTGCAGGACGGCCTGCGTTTCGACGTCGACATCCTCAAGCACGGCTGCGTCGACCTGCAGGTCAAGCTCAAGCTGACCGAGCGGGTCATCGTCACGGTCGACCCGGAACAACAGCGCCGCCTCCTGAGCCACCCGCCAGAGCCGGTGCCGCCGGCCGCGTCTGATGACTGGCCGATGGTGCCGGCATGAGCCTCGCGGTACTGGAAAGCGAGCTGGCCGGCCTGTTGCAGCAGACCGGCCCGCCGGCCCGCCGGCAGCTCGCCCGCGAAATCGGGCGCGAGCTGCGCCGGTCACAGCAGAAACGCATCGCCGCGCAGCAGAATCCGGACGGCAGCCGCTTTGCCCCGAGGAAGCCACAGCTGCGGCAGCGCACCCCGGTGCGCCGGCAGATGTTCACCCGCCTGCGCACCGCCCGCTACCTGCAGCTCGAGACCACGCCGGAAGCCGTTGCCCTTGCCTTTGTGTCGTCGGTGGCCCGGATTGCGAAAGTCCACCAGTTCGGTGAAGAGGACGAAGTGCGGCCCGGCCTCACCGCCCGCTACCCGGCCCGCGAGCTGCTCGGGGCTGACCGATGACGAGATCGGGCGGGTGCAGGAGGCGGTGCTCAGGCATCTGGCAGGAGATTGAATCGGGCCAGCCCGCCCGCCGCCGCAAACCAGCTGACCCGCGCGCGCAGGCCCGGCACGCTTGCGGCCATGGACATTGCAGAACTCAACCGCCGGCTGGCCAACCTGATCCGCCACGGCACCGTGACCGGGGTGCAGCACACACCACCGCGCGTGCGCGTACAAACCGGAGGCAACACGACCGACTGGCTGCGCTATTGGGTACCGCGCGCCGGCACCACCCGTGACTGGGACCCGCCGGTTGCAGGCGAGCAGTGCATCCTGCTGTGCCCGAGCGGCGAGCTGACCACCGCCTTCGTGCTGACCGGGCTCTATTCCGACGCATTTCCCCCTCCATCCGGCAGCCCTGACCTGTGCGTGCGCGTCTGGCCGGACGGTGCCAGCATTACCTACGACCATGCCGCCGGCGCGCTGTCGGCCACCGGCATCCGGACGGATCTGGTCGAAGCCTCGGACAAATGCACCGTTGACTGCCCGCTGACCCGAGTTCACCGGTGACGTGCAGATCCGGGGAAGCCTGACGGTGGACGGCGAGGCACTGGTGAAATCGCTGCTCTCGTACATGGCCGGCCTGTCCGGTCAGAACGGCGCCGGTGGGCAGACCGTCATCGAGGGCGACATCCAGCACCGCGGCACCCTGAGCAATACCGGCAGTATGGAATCCAACGGTGTGGTACTCGATGCCCACACCCATCCGGGCGATTCGGGCGGCACCACCGGGAAGCCGAACCGATGAGGTGGCAGGGCATGAACGCCGTCACCGGCCGGGCCGTCACCGACCGCGACCATGTGCGGCAATCCGTCCGTGACGTGCTGCTGACGCCGGTCGGTTCACGCATTGCGCGCCGCGACTACGGCTCGGCCGTGGCCTCGATGATCGACTGGCCGGCCAATGCCCGCCTGCGCATGCAGCTGATGGCCGCCGCGCACATGGCCCTGACCCGGCACGAACCCCGCATCCGCATCACGGCAGTCAGCTTCAGCCAGGACGAACAGCACGGCCGCTGGACCTGTGACCTGTCGGTCGAGTACCTGACCGGCCCGCTGGCCGGCACCGCCGATACCGTGAGGACCGCACTGTGACCCGCAGCCTGATCGACCTGTCGATGCTGCCGCCACCGGACGTGGTGGAAGCCGTCGACCTTGAAACCCTGCTGGACCGGCGCAAGGCCGCCCTGCTGGCCAGCCTGCCCGAGGACATGCGCGAGAGCGTGGCCAATACGCTCGCGCTCGAATCCGAACCGCTGACCAAACTGCTTGAAGAGAACGCCTACCGCGAACTGCTGCTGCGCCAACGCATCAACGAAGCCGCCAGGGCCGTGATGCTGCCATATGCCGGAGGCGCTGATCTTGAGCAGCTCGCTGCCAATGTCGGAGTGGCCCGCCTGCTGATCGATCCGGGCAAGCCCGACGCCTGGCCGCCGGTACCGCCAACACGGGAGACCGACGACAGCCTGCGCACCCGTGCCCAGATGGCGTTCGAGGGATTGTCGGTGGCCGGACCACGGGCGGCCTATGTCTGGCATGCCCTGTCGGCCGATGGCCGGGTGGCCGACGTGGACGTACACAGCCCGGAGCCCTGCGAGGTGGTGGTGACCGTACTGGCCCAGGCCGGAAACGGTGCCGCCGGCGAGGACCTGCTGGCGATTATCAGGACGGCGCTCAGTGCCGAGACCGTGCGCCCGATCGGTGACCGGCTGACCGTACAGGGTGCCACCATCGTGGACTACCGGATCGACGCCACCCTGCTGCTGGAATCCGGCCCGGAAAGCGAACCGGTCATCAAGGCTGCCCGCCAGCAGGCCGAAGCCTACGCCCGCCGCCAGCGGCGCATCGGACGGGACATTGACCGCTCGGCCCTGTTTGCCGCCCTGCATGTCGAGGGCGTGAAGCGGGTCGAGCTGCGGCAGCCGGCTGCCGACATGCGGCTGGAACGCCACCAGGCCGGGCACTGCACGGCCATCGAACTGGGCACGGGGACGGAAGATGCCTGACTCGCTGCTGCCCCCCAATGCCAGCCGCCTTGAACATGCCGTGGCCGGCACGCTGGCGGCTGCCACGGAACTGCCGGTCCCGCTGCGCGACCTGTGGAATCCGGACCGCTGCCCGGAGCCGCTGCTGCCGTACCTCGCCTGGGCATGGTCGGTGGACCGCTGGGACAGCCGCTGGCCCGTGGCCACCCGCCGCAAGGTGGTAGCCGATGCCTTCGCCGTCCACCGGAGCAAAGGCACCATTGATGCCGTGCGCCGGGTAGTCGAGCCGTTCGGCTACCTGATCGAGGTGGTCGAATGGTGGCAGGAACAGCCACCGGGCCGCCGGGGCACCTTCCGCATCAAGATCGGCGTGCAGGATGCCGGCATCAGCGAAGCCACCTTCCGCGAGCTGGAACGCCTGATCGATGACGCCAGACCGGTATCGCGCCACCTCACCGGACTGGCCGTCAGCCTGGCCTGCCACGGAGACATCCACGTGGCGGCATCCGGTTTCGGTGGCGACGTCACGACCGTTTATCCCTACATGCCGGATGCCGTCACGACCATCGGCCAACCCGGTGCCGGCGCCGGCCTCCACCTGATCGACACCCTCACCCTTTCACTGCAGGAGAGCACCTGATGCCTGCCACCTATTACTGCCTGCTGACCCGTATCGGGGAAGCCAAACTGGCCAAGGCCACCGCACTCGGCACCCGGCTGGCCATCACCCATCTGGCCGTCGGGGACGGCGGCGGCTCGGTACCACAGCCGGAGCCGGACCAGACCGCATTGAAGCACGAAGTCCGCCGCGGCCTTGTCAACGAACTGAAGGTCGATCCGCTCAACGCGAACCAGATCATCATCGAGCAGGTGATTCCGGAAGAGGCGGGCGGCTGGTGGATCAGGGAAGTGGGAGCCTTTGACGCGGACGGTGACCTGATCGCGGTCGGCAACTGCCCGGAATCCTACAAGCCGGTGCTGGCCGAAGGATCAGGCCGCACGCAGGTCATCCGGATGGTACTGATCGTCAGCTCGACCGATGCCGTCACCCTGAAAGTCGACCCGTCGGTGGTACTGGCAACAAAACAGCATGTCACCGAAACCGTGGCCAAAGCCATCAGCGACCACGTCAAGCAACCTGATCCGCACCCGCAGTACGCAACTGATACGGAATTGTCGGAATTGTCCCGGTCACTGTCCGATGCCATCTCACGCGCCATCAGCGACCATGTCGGCCAGCCTGATCCGCATGCACAGTACGCAACGGATGAAGAACTGTCGGCCTTGTCCACGTCACTGAACGAGGCTGTCCGGAATGCACTGGCCATTGCCCGTTCAAAAGTGGCCACGGTCAACGGAGTGGGTCCGGACCCGTCCGGCAACGTGGTGATTGACGTACAGGGCAATTCAAACTGGACCTTTGTCGGTGGTGCCCCCGGATGGGCGCGGGACAATTCCACGGGGCTGACATTGCAGTGGGGATTTGACAGTTCGCCCTATGGCCAGACTGTTACCAGCTACTTCCCGAGAAGTTTTACGACTGCGTATTCAGTCGTGATCGGTTCTCAGGGCGGACTTGAAAGCACATGCCGTGTGACAGCCCTGACGAATACGTATTTTCAATCATTAAGACATTACTCCGGCTCCGGGATGGGACATGGCGGTATCTACTGGCTCGCAGTCGGACACTCATGAAACGAGGTGAACCATGAATTTCCTGATCAGGTTTGATGAAACCGGAAGGCGGACAGAAACCCATGTTGTCGAGGAAAAGACGCCATCCCAAATCGACCGCATGGTGAACGACGGGTTTTTGATCGTGCCGGAACCGGACTATCTGCTGCTGATCGGCAATACCACCGGCAAGGAACACATCAGGAATCCTGAGACCGGCAAATACGAAGAGTATGTACCACCGCCCCCGACGCTTGAAGCACTGCGCGAGCAGCGCCGGGCGGAGATCAACCGTTGGCGGGATGAACAGGAAAACGGCGGCATCGAGCATGCCGGACACCGCTGGGATACAGACGAAGCCTCGCTTCAGCGCATCAATGCGGTCCTGCTGTCCGGTACCAATCCGCTGGGTATCTGGACCTCGGCTGACAACGTGGACGTGCCGATGACCCTGGAGGACATGCAAGGCCTGTTTGCTGCCATCGTGACCCGTGGCAGTGCCATCCACGCCCGCCAGCGCGAGATGAAGCAGGCCATCGAGGGCATGAGCCGTGACGAGCTGGAAGCCTTCCAGCCCGGCTGGCCTGCACCATGAAACCGGACGCCCGCTCATGGCGGGCGATCCGTTCAACGTGAGACAGCGACCGGGAGGGTGTTACGAGCACCCGCCCGGCCAGCTGACCCGCAGCGTACACCTGCAAGTCAACCCGAGGCTGCCGCTTTCGACGTCAAAAGCTCCGACAGTCTACGGGTTTACCGGGACATGCAGATGGATTTACCTCAAATCCGGTGCGGTGCCTGTCACCGCAAACTGGGCGAAGGCCATTACCGGGTCCTCGTCATCAAGTGCCCGCGCTGCGGCGCACTCAATCACATGAAGGCCGCCGAGCCTCTTTGCCGGAACGCCAGTGAGCGCCCGAAAGCCTGAAATGACTGCACCATTGATTCCGTGGCTGGGCGGCAAGCGCCGCCTGGCAAAACACATCCTGCCGAAATTCCGGCCGCACACATGCTACGTAGAACCGTTCTGTGGTGCCGCTGCATTGTTCTTCATGAAAGAGCCAGCCAAGGTCGAGGTCATCAACGACATCAACGGCGAGCTTGTCAACCTCTACCGGGTGATCAAGCATCACCCGGAGGAGTTCGCCCGCCAGTTCAAGTGGGCACTGTCGAGCCGGCAGATTTTCAAGTGGATGCAGATCACGCCGGAGGAAACCCTGACAGACATCCAGCGGGCCGGACGCTTTTACTACCTGCAAAAGCTCTGTTTTGGCGCGAGGGTCGAGAGCCAGACGTTCGGCACCGCTGCTACCGCACCGCCCAAGCTCAACCTGCTGCGGCTTGAGGAGGACATCTCGGCGGCTCACCTGCGACTGTCACGCACCTATATCGAGCATCTCGACTGGTCAGCAGTTATCCGCAAGTACGACCGGCCGGGCACGCTTTTTTACTGCGACCCGCCGTACTGGGGCACCGAGGGATACGGGGTAGAGTTCCCGCTTGCCGAATACCAGCGGCTGGCTGATCTGGCACGAAGCATCCAGGGGCGGATGATCATCTCGGTCAACGACATTCCGGAAATGCGCGAAGCGTTTGCCGGGCTACCCATCGACACCGTGGACATTACTTACACGGTGGGCCGCAAGCGGTGCAAAACAGGCGAACTGATCATCGGAAATTCGCCGCTGGCACCATGAAATGAAGCATGGCCCGCTGACGGGCCATGTGAGGAGAGCGCGATGCACCGGGCGTAGCATATCGCTCGGTGCCATTTTAACCGAAGGTAATTTCTTTTTGCATAATCTGCCCCGTAAACATGTACCAGGAAATGAACAGGGAAGAAAGAGACCAGGCCATAACCGACATCGTCCAGACCATCGGGGGATTCATCCGCCGGGACTTTGACCACCTCACCGCAAAACGCTACTGGGATCATGTCATCGCCAGTACGCCGCCGGACATCCTGACCGAGGCACTGATCCGGGCCTTGTGTTCGGGAGCCTATCAGGAGCGCTGCCGTCCGGCATGCCGGGCAATAGCCGCAAACACGCCGGAAATCGTCATCCGGATCGTGAATGACACCCCTCATTCAAGGGTTTCAGTCGGGCCAGCCACCACCCCGCCGCAAAGCGCATGACCCGCGCGCGGGCTGGCGGCAAGCTGCGGAGATACGTTATCTCCGGAGTTTGGTATGGCCCAGTCCGATTACCACCACGGCGTCCGCGTCCTCGAAATCAACGAAGGCACCCGCACCATCCGCACCGTCAGCTCGGCGGTGATCGGACTGGTGGCGGTGGCCGACGATGCTGACGCCGCGACTTTTCCCCTCGACAAGCCGGTCCTGATTACCGACATCGATGCCGCCATCGGCAAGGCCGGCAGCAAGGACACGCTGGGCGCCAGTCTGGATGCAATCGCCGACCAGTCAAAACCCGTCGTGGTGGTCGTGCGCGTGGCCAAGGGCGAAACCGCCGAAGCCACCACGTCCAACCTGATCGGCACCACCAATGCCCAGGGCCGGCTGACCGGCATGAAGGCACTGCTGACCGCCAACAACACCCTGAAGGTCAAACCGCGCATCCTCGGCGTACCCGGCCTCGACAGCCTGCCGGTGGCCACCGAGCTTGCGGCCATTGCCCAGCAGCTGCGCGGCTTTGCATACCTGTCGGCCTACGAGTGTGACAACAAGGAAGCCGCCGTCGCCTACCGCGAGAATTTCAGCCAGCGCGAGGCCATGATCATGTGGCCGGATTTCATCAGCTGGGACACCGTGGCCAACAAGGAGTCCACTGCTTTTGCAGTCGCCAGGGCACTCGGTCTGCGCGCGAAGATCGACCAGGACACCGGCTGGTACAAGACCCTGTCGAACGTCGGCGTCAACGGCGTGATCGGCATGAGCCACGACGTCACATGGGATCTGCAAAACCCAAATACTGACGCCGGCTATCTCAACCAGAACGACATCACCACGCTGGTGCAGAACAGCGGATACCGCTTCTGGGGCAGCCGCACCTGCTCGGATGACCCGCTGTTCCAGTTCGAGAACTACACCCGCACCGCCCAGATCATCGCCGACACCATGGCCGAGGCGCATATGTGGGCGGTCGACAAGCCGCTGCACCCGACGCTGGCCCGCGACATTGTCGAAGGGCTTCTGGCCAAGGGCCGCGAATGGGTCAATGCCGGCTACCTCATGGGCTTCAATGCCTGGATCGATGACGTTGCCAACAGCAAGGACACGCTCAAGGCCGGCAAGCTCACCATCGACTACGACTACACCCCGGTCCCGCCGCTCGAGGACCTGACATTCCGCCAGCGCATCACCGACCGCTACCTGATGAACTTCGCCGGCCAGACCGGCCTGTAAGGGGACCCCATGGCACTGCCACGCAAGCTCAAACTCTTCAGCGTGTTCCACAACGGCATCGAGTTCCTCGGCGAGGCCACCGAACTGACCCTGCCCAAGCTGGCGGTCAAGACCGAGGCCTATCGCGGCGGCGGCATGCTCGCCGAAGTCGACATCGACCTCGGTCTGGAAAAACTCGAACTGGAACACAGCTACGGCGGGCTGATGTACGACATCTTCAAGGATTTCGGCATCACCAAAATCGACGGCACCCTGCTGCGCTTCATGGGCAGCTACCAGCGCGAGGACACCGGCGAAGTCGACGCCGTGGAAATCACCGTCCGCGGCCGCCACGTCGAAATCGACCCCGGTAGCGCCAAGGCAGGCGACGACACCGAATTCAAGGTCAAGACCAGCCTCACGTACTACAAGCTGACCGTCAACGGCAGCACCCTGATCGAGATCGACGCCATCAATCTCATCTACATCGTCGACGGCGTTGACCGCCTCGAAGCCCACCGTGCCGCCATCGGCCGCTGACCCGGAGCCCTGCCATGAACAGCAAGACCCTCATTCTCGACACCCCGATCAAGCGCGGTGACACCCTGATCGACAGCCTGACCCTGCGCAAGCCGGGGGCCGGCGAACTGCGCGGCTGCGCCATTTCCGATCTGGCCCGCATGGACGTCGCCACCCTCGTGCGGGTCATCCCGCGCATCAGCACCCCGCCGCTGACCGAGCACGAAGTCAGCGGCATGGATCTGGCTGACCTCACGGAACTCGCCAGCGAGGTCGCCGGTTTTTTGCTGAAGAAAGCCGAGCGGGCCTCGCTCTCCCGGGACGAGTAGAAGACGCCATGGCCGATCTGGCCGTGACGTTTCACTGGCGGCCGTCCGACATGGACGGCATGTCCCTGTCCGAACTGGCGGCATGGCGCGAACGCGCACGGGTACGTACCGAGGTGGAGTAAATGGCCCTGTCCAAAAACCTGCGGCTGGAAGTCATCCTTGCCGCCACCGACAAACTGACCGGCCCGCTCAAAAAGGCCATGGCCGGCAGCAAGGGGCTGGCTGCGGCCGTTCGCGCATCGCAGACCGGACTCAAGGAGCTGCAAGGCCAGCAGCAGCGCCTGACCGCCTTCCGCGACCTCAGCCGCGAAACAAAGGACACTGCCATCAGGCTCAAGGCCGCACGCCAGACTCTGGCCGGGCTGCAGCAGCAGATGGCCAGCGCCGGAACGGTCACCAGCAGCATGACCCGCAAGCTGGCCACGGCCCAGGCCGCGGTCAGCAAACTCTCGTCCGCGCACAGGATGCAGCTGGCCACCCTGCGTCACAACCGGACCGAACTGGAAGCGCAGGGGCTGAGCGTGAGCAAGCTGGCCAGCCACGAACAGCGCCTCAGCCGGCAGATCGACACCGCCAGCCAGGCACTGGCCCGCCAGTCCGAACAGCTCAAGCGGGTCAGTGACCGGCAAAAGGCGCTGCATGCCGCCAAAGGCCGCTACGACAAGACCCTTGCCGTGCGCGACAAGGTGGCCGGGGCCGGTGTGGCAACCGGTGCCGCCGGCGCCGCCGTGTCCTTGCCCATCGTCATGGCCGTCAAGGACTATGCCACCTCGGAAAACGCCATGCTCGGCATCGCCAAACAGGTGGAAGGTGCCAGGGATGAGTCCGGCAAGCTCACTGCGGTCTATTACCAGATGGACGAGGCGCTGGCCCGCCTGTCGGAAACCATCCCCATGACCAAGGTCGAACTGGCGGCCCTGACCGAGGGCGGTGCCCGCATGGGCGTGCAGGGGCAGGACAACCTGATGACCTTCACGCGCACGGCCGCGCTGGCATCCAACGCCATGGAACTGCCGGCCGACCAGCTGGGCGAGGACCTGGGCAAGATTTCCAATCTCTACAAACTGCCCATCAAGAACATGGAAGCACTGGGCGACGCCATCAACTATCTCGATGACAACGCCCAGTCCAAGGGTGGTGACATCATCAACGTGATGCAGCGCACGGCCGGCATTGTCAGCTCGGTGGCCATGAAGTGGCAGGACGGGGCCGCACTCGGCAGTACCTTCCTGTCACTGGGGTCAGCTCCTGAGGTGGCCGCGACTGCCACCAATGCCATGATCCGCGAACTGGCCATTGCCGAGATGCAGCCCAAGCGCTTCATGGAAGGGCTGGACATGCTCGGCCTGAAAGCCGAAGCCCTGCAAAAAGGCATGGCCATCGACGCCACCGGCACCATCCTCAAAGTGCTGGACGCCATCAAGAAACTGCCGCAGGACAAGCAACTCACGGCGGCTACCCAACTCTTCGGCAAGGAATACGGGGATGACGCCGCCAAACTCGCCAACAACGTCGAGGAGTACAGACGGCAGTTGAAGCTGGCCAACAGCGAGGAAGCCAAGGGATCGATGGCGCGCGAGAGCGATGCCCGCAACCAGACCCTGACCGCACAGTGGCAGATGATGCAGAACCGCCTGTTCAACGTGAATGCCGGCATGGGCCAAATGCTGCGCGAACCCTTGCTGGAAGTCATGAACGGCCTGTCCGGCGTTCTGGACTCCGTGCGGGACTGGATGAAAGCCAACCCGCAGCTGACGGCGACACTGGTCAAACTCGCGGCAGTCCTCGCCGTGGTCATGGTCGCACTCGGAGGAGTGATGCTGGCGATTGCCGGCATTGCCGGCCCGTTCCTTGCTGCCCGGTTTGCCATGTCGATGCTCGGTATCCAGCTGGCAAGCGGCATCGGCATCCTTGGCCGCCTGGGCAGTGCCATCCGTTTTGGTGGCGGCCTGCTGAAGGGCTTTTTCACCCTGCTGCGAGCCAACCCGTTTTTTGCCATGGCCACGTTCCTAGCCGGCTTCGTCACGCACTTCATCACCAACTGGGACCGCCTCCGGCAAATGTGGACCCAGGGCGACTGGCGGGGGATTGGCGTTTTTATCCTGCAAGGGCTGGAAGCCGGTCTGAACATGATGACGATGGGCTTGTACGGCACCATCAAGCGCATCATCAGCGGTGTCATCCGCCTCGTCATGAATCTCTTCGGAATCAACAGTCCCAGCCGCGTGTTTGCACAGATTGGCGAGTTCCTGATGGCCGGCCTCGTCAATGGCATCACCAGCGGCCTTGCCAACGTCAAAAACGCGATCATCCACGCCGGCGAAGCCACGATAGGCTGGTTCAAGCAGAAACTCGGCATCCACAGCCCGAGCCGCGTCTTTGCCGCGCTGGGTGGCTTCACCATGGCCGGCCTTGCGCAGGGACTGGACAAGGGGCAGGCCGGCCCGCTGGGTGCCGTGCAAAACCTCGCCGGCAAACTGACCGCCATCGGCGCCGGGGTAATGATCGGGGGAGGTCTGGCGCAGGCCGACGCCATCCGCATCGACAACCGGCCGCCGGTGGCCATGGCCGCACCGGCAGCATCAGGCGGCACCGTCGTCCAGCAGGTGTTCCACATCCACGCCGCCCCGGGCATGGACGAATGTGCCCTGGCCGCCATGGTGCGGCGCGAGGTCGAAGCGGCAGCACGGGCACAGGCCGTGCGCGGACGCTCGAGCCTCAAAGACCGGGAGTAAGCGCATGATCATGCCTGTCATGATGGCCCTGGGACTGTTCGTCTTTACCCTCGACACCCTGCCGTATCAGGACCTCAAGCAGAAGCTCGGCTGGCGGTACCCGACCACCAGCCGCGTCGGCCGCCGACCGGCCCGGCAGTACACGGGGCCGGACGATGAAACCATCACGCTGACCGGCGTGCTGCTGCCCGAGCTGACCGGAGGAGACAAGTCGCTGGACATGCTGCGCAGCATGGCGGACCAGGCCAGGGCATGGCCGCTGATCGACGGGGCAGACGGCAAGGTCCACGGCCTGTTTGTCGTTACCGGTCTGGAAACCAGCCGGACCCTGTTCTTTCAGGACGGTGCCGCCCGCCGCATCGAGTTCACCGTCAGTCTGGCCCGGGTCGAGGACGATGCCGCCGACCGGTTGGCAAAGCTCGGCAATCTCTCAGAGCAGCTGCTGAACATGGCATGGGAGGCCATGCCGTGATCGATGCCCTGCTCAACACGCAGACGGGCCTCGACATGCAGACGCTGGCCAGCCAGGCGCTGCACGGCCAGCCGGTATTGCAGCCGGACTACCGCATCACCATCGAGGACAAGGACGGCAACAGCACCGACCTGACGCCGGTGTTTGCCGGCCGGCTGGTCTCGCTCACACTGACCGACAACCGCAGCCTCGAGGCCGACATGCTGGACCTGTCACTGGATGACAGCGACGGCCTGCTGGACATCCCGAACCGGGGTGCCCGCCTGCGCGTGGCCATCGGCTGGAAGGGGCAGCCCCTGGTGGACAAGGGCGTCTACACCGTCGACGAGGTTGAACACAGCGGCAGCCCGGATACCCTGTCCATCCGCGCCCGCAGTGCGGACCTGCGCACCGGCCTGAGCCAGCAGCGCGAACGCAGCTACCACAACCAGACCGTCCGCCAGATCATTACCGCACTGGCCGAGGCACACAAACTGAAACCGGTCATCGGGGCTACGCTGGCGGACGAAGTGGTGCCGCATCTTGACCAGACCAGCGAGTCCGACGCCAACCTGCTGACCCGGCTGGCCGACCAGTTCGACGCCATCGGCACCGTCAAGGACGGTCGCCTCCTGTTCATCAAGGCCGGCGAAGCCACCACCGCCAGCGGCGAGCCCATGCCGGCCATCAGCATCACCCGCCAGGACGGTGACCAGCACCGCTTCAGCATCGCCGACGGCCAGAACTACACCGCCGTCACCGCCCGATGGCAAAACGCCGACAAGGGCACGCAGGGCGAAGTCACCGTCGATGCCAACACCCGGTACAAACGCGTCCACACCAAGACCAAAAAGGGCAAGACCAGCAAGAAAACCCGGCAGGTCGCCGTGCAGACCGAACCCGTCACCAGCAGCGCTGAAAACACCAAAGTGCTGCGCCACCTCTACGCCAGCGAAGCCACCGCCCTGCGCGGTGCCCGGGCGGCCTTCGCCAAACTCCAGCGTGGTGTGGCCACCTTCTCGCTCACCCTCGCCATCGGCCGGCCTGAGCTGCGCACGGAACTGCCGGTGACCGTGTCAGGCTGGAAACCGCAGATCGACGCCACCGGCTGGCTGGTCAGCCAGGTGACGCACACGATGGGGGATGGCGGGTATACGACGGCGATGGAGCTGGAGATGAGAACTGATGACAACTAATAGCACCACGTGAAAAACAGAAAGCCGAGCAATACTTGATTTTCCGTGGATGCAGACACCTGACCTTCAACGGCCAGATGGGTAAGAAAGCCACGGACCTCTGCAGCCCCTATCTCGCGAGGGTGCCAATGATGGTGAAAGCACAAAAAGCGCTGCACCCAATGGACGTATTACTGCTCGGTGCGCAGGCTGTAATGCCTGACTCGCAGCGTCTCGCGCAACACATCGAGCAAGCGTGGCGCGGCAGCCCTATCTGGCTGTGTGCTTTCAGGTATTGGCAATCCAAATAGCTTATAAGGCAATAATAAACATCAATATCATATAGAATGATTCACACATACAAACCAAATATGCACCTGCAAAGGTGTATATTTCACATTAGGTCTATCAATCACTCAAGGAGAAAGCAATGGCAGCAAAATCGAAATTCAATGTCGGAGAGATCGTTCAGCTCAAGTCTGGTGGTCCAGAAATGACTGTTCAAGTAATTCCAGAAAAGCTGACGGGGCATTACAAGTGCCAATGGTTTGCTGGAAAGAAGCTTGAGTCCGGTATGTTCCCGTTTGATTCCCTCAAGCTCGTAACGCAAGAAGTCAAATAATGGAAGCCGAATCCATCGCAAACTGGATGCTTTCGCAAATTGAGCGAGATGGTTGTATTTATCAAGATGATGTTGTCGATTACTTGGTAAAAGCAAAGGAGGAAGGGTTCCTCAGAGAAAACGGCGATGGAAATCTGGTTGTTGGCCGTAAGGTTCTCGATACATTCAGAAAGCTAACTGAAAGTAATGTTGTATGGGTAAAGCCAGATTTTTATTGGCGCTTTCGCGTCGCCGAGGATGAACCAGGAAGGGAAGCAAGGGGCTAAATGAACGGTTTCTGGCCTGGCAATTCTGTCGAGAGGGACGGCCCAAAGCTGCGCTTTGGGTTCCCTCCGCCTTAGGCTCAGGCCGCCCCGCACGTCAAAGTTATGCATTAAACGGAGATCATATGAAATACGAAGGATCAATTGAAGATCTTCAAACCATCATCACCGGCATGGGCAGGAGCATAAGTTGCTGTATTGAAAAAGAGAACATGCATCAGATCAAGACCAATGAGGGAGTGACGCTGAATCTCTTTCCTAATGGCACATTGCAGGTACAGGGAAGCCCAGCGATCAAGCAAAAATTTGAGGCCGACTTCGACCATTACAACGGTGTGCCAAAGAGACCAATGGCACCAACTTCAGTTGCAACCGCAGTAGAAGGTAACGCAGCTACGGCGGCAGTGATACCGAAACAGGTCTTTATCGTTCATGGCCACGATGACACGGCACGTGAGCAGCTGGAGCTTGTGCTTCACAAGCTAGGATTAGACCCATATGTTTTGGCCAATACAGGCGGTCACGGTCTAACCATCATCGAAGCTCTTGAGGCAAAAATCGGAAAAAATGCCGCAAGTTCGTTTGGCATCGTGCTCATGACACCAGATGACATGGGCTACGCTCTTTCTAAAGGGCAGGACTCTGCGCAACCGCGCGCGCGACAGAACGTCGTCCTCGAAATGGGAATGCTAATTTCATCAATAGGCAGAAGAAACATAGCTATCCTCGTAAAGGGACATCTAGAAAAGCCATCCGACGCTGACGGAATTCTCTATATACCCTTTAACAACCACGTAAAGGAAACAGTTCCACGACTCGCGAATCGCCTCAAGGAATCTGGTTTTATCCTTAGTCCAGACAAGATTACCCATGCGTCGAGCTAATGCATAAAAAGTCCGTCAACCGGGCCGTCAAAAAGCTGAGTTTTTTACCGCCCGGTTACGTCCAACCTTAGGCAAGATCGGAGATGACATGGAAGTTCATGACAAAGTTCTACTGGCGGGTGAGTTACTTGTTGATGCCGCAAAAACTTACCGCGCCGGAGAAAAAAATGTTGATTTTGCCAAAAGCATTCTATTGGCCGGCGCAGTGATGGGAATCATTGCTCCTTGGTTAAAAGAGCTAGGAATAAAATCGTCTCAAGTTCAATTGGCCGAAATGGCTGTGAAACTTAAAGGCGTAGCTCTAACCACCCCCCCCACAAATACACAAAGGGGGGAAATAGGCAAGTCAATCGCTTTCTATCGCTTGGCATACAACTCGCTGAAGCATGCTGGGGATGGTGAAAAAGTCAACCCGTCAGATGACCTTTGCTTTGAGGCGAATCTAAAGGAAGAAGCTTATTACCTAATAGGTAGCGCCATTGATGACTACAATAAGCTTCTTTTACCTCAGCAAACCATCAATACTCAGTTATCTGCAGATTTGCTAACCTTGCTGCAATCTCACTGGACAGCCTAACTATGCGCTCAACCTCGCTCCATTCGGTCGCTGGACGCTGCGCGATAAAGCCGCGCAGCGCTGGCTAACTCTACGTTAGGTTTCCCGATGCTGAGTCAATCTGAAAAGTATCACCTTGCCATGGCGGGCGAATATTTCGTCACCGCTCAACTTCAGCGCCTTCAGGTAGCTGTCGCATCCCGGACGATGATCTGAGCACACTCATCTGAAAACCACCCCTAGCCCGAGAAAATTTGGGCAAGCGTTCTGCAAACGCTACAGGTTCGGTTCAGATGATCATCACCACAAGCAGGTTCGTACCACACCCGCCAATCTAGAACTGGACACAACGTTCTGCTCTGCTCACGCAACAAACCCGACAGCTCAGACTGCCGGGTTTTGTTTTTTGCATGCCTGACACCTGTGGCAGCTCATGAGGGGCGATGTACTGGATGACAGGGGCGACGTGGCAATCGCCCGAGGCTGAAATCCAAGCCGGTTATCTACGTAAATGCATATCTGTTTTGCCGGTGTAACGCATGCGGTTATTTCGCAGGTTTTTTCTTCTCGACGGTTCTGCGTTTGGCAGGAGGTTTCACGCCATCATCCAGCCCGATGTTGATCAGGGTGCCGGTATTGATGGTCGTATCGTCGCCAGTGTTATGACTGATGACCGCACCACTCGCGGAGGGAGCTGAGGGCGTGGTGTCGCTTGAGGCCGTTTCCGCAGATGCAGATCCAGACAGGCCGAGTTGCCGGACTGCGACGGATGCCTGGAGTTTTTCCTGCGTACCAAGGGCGCGGTAATCCATGAGGAGGAGAGCCTCGTCAGCAGCTAACGCTGACTCACTTATCTCGCCCGTAGAGATGTAAGAAACATTGAATCCCAATTTGTATAGCAGGAGCAGGAAAGCCGCATCAGGAAACGTTTCTCCCTTTTCATACTTGATAAGTGATCGCTTCGTTTTGCCTGTCAGTTTGGCAAGAGACTCCTGTGAAAAGCCAAGACGGTGCCGTTCAGTCGATAGCCTTGCCCCGATAGCGAACAATTCTTCACTTAAATTATTGACTAGTGAATTTTTATTCACCATACTGTGTTTGCCTAAGTTGTGAACCTCCAAAAATACCATGAACACTACAGTCCAACCCGTCCGCTATGCACCGCGGACGCCCGGGGTCAGAGGGACGACCGTGTCGGTGGTGCTGTCAGACCGTCGCCTGTCACGGGTGCGTGACCGGGCACGGGAAAAGCACACCAGTATTTCAAAGACCATTTCCGACATGATCGACGCGGCCGAGGTTGCGCCGGACTTGTCTCCTGCCAGCCGGGCCATGATCGAAAGCCTTGCGCTGGACATGGGAGTGTCTGCGGATGCCATGTGCGCCGAGCTGGTGCATGAAGCCTTGCGGGCACGTTGCCAGACTACGGCAACCGCGCCGGACGCATAACCACGGACAGGGGGAATACACCGTGGACATGCTGCGCGAGAGCTACAAGCGGATGTGCTGTTCGGTCAATGGCGGCTGGGCTGCCATGGCCGCAGCGCTGGGCCTGACCAAGAACGCACTGGAAAACCGCGTTTACGAGCGCACCGGCCAGTCGGTCGATGTGCATCTGGCCATGAACATGCAGGCCACCAGCGGCACAACACTGTTTGCCGAAGCGGTGGCACGGGAATCCGGCGGTGTGTTCGTGTCCCTGCCGCCGGTCGAAGTGGTCGACAACGAGGAAATCCAGCTGCTCTACATGCAGGCGGTGGAGGAGATCGGCAATCTGGCGCGCTGCTGGCAGAAAGTGACCGCCGACAATGTGGTGACGCCGGCCGAGCGCCGCGAGCTGGAGGACATCCAGCGCCGTCTGGTCCAGAAAACCCAGCAGATGAACACGCTGACGTTCCGCCTGTTTTGCGAGGAGGCCCGGTAATGGCTTTTCGCTGCCCGCGCTGCGGCGCTGTAGCAGTGGTGGAAGAGGCCAAATACGCCTCTGACCGTACCAAGCTGCGCTACAACCGCTGCTCCAACCTCAATTGCGGCTTTGCCTTCCAGAGCATCGAAGGGTTTTCGCACTGGGTCGGGCTGGACGGCCAGGAGCCGCCACCCTACGACCCGCAGCTGCCCATCGTGTACGCCACGCCAGACCCGGACCTCAAGGAGCTGCGATCCCGTCAGCCACGGCTGATCGGGTTTGACCTGGCGGCCGACACCTAAGCCCTACCAAAACCGTTTTTACCTGCCACGAACCCGTTTTTCGGGGTCGCGGGGATTGTTTTGCCTGCGTTTTGTGATTTTGAGGAGTGAATCATGGCCCACCCATCCAACCGACACTATCTCGCCACTGCACGGGATGCCCATGTAAACCGCCTGTTTGCCGGCCTGCCGCGTCCTGCGGCCGGTACACCGGAGCAAAAGCGCCGCCGCGCCGCCCGGCTGGATCTGGAATTCGCCCGCGACCTGCGCCGGGCCGAGCGTGAGAGGGGGTTCGCATGAGCCGCCGCAAACCCTCTGCAAGGTTCAGCCGGGACAGGAAGCGCCGGCACTTTGCCGGAGCCAACGCCCGCCGTGACGAACGCCGCCGGTCACAGGTGCAACGACAGCGCCCAACCCGCCGCCGCTCTTTTTTCAGCCTGCTGCTCGGCTATCTGTTCGAGGCGGGATTCAGACAGGAGCGCAAATGAACAGGAACAGGAACCAGCCACCACTGCTGCCACCGGTCTGGCAGGAACGCCTCGGCCTGTGGGGGCTGGCACTGGGCTACATGGCGGTGTTCTTCGCTGCCGTCCCGATTGCTGCCGAGCTGGCCGTTTTGCTTGATCCATGGACCCGGCCCGTGATCGCGGCCGTGGTCGAGTTCTTCGTCAACCTGAAACATCCGAACTGAGGAGTCCGTCATGCAATCCACCACTACCATCCGCACGCTGTTTTCTGCCATCGCCAACCCGCGCGACATCCGCCGCAAGCTGGGCATGAACCAGCAGGCGTTCTGGAGCTGCATCGGTGTCACCCAGTCCGGCGGGTCACGCTACGAATCAGGTCGCAACATGCCGAAGCCGGTACGCGAGCTGCTGCGCCTCGTGCATGTCGAGGGCGTGGACATTACCGCGGTCCGGGGTGAGGACGTGCAGATCATCGCCTATCTGAAGGACCGTCACCCGGACCTCTACAAGAGCCTGCGCAAGGCGGTAAGGCAGCAAAACGCCCCGGCTGCAGGCGTGGCAGGTTAAGGGGCGGGATCATGGGCGCGCCTGAGCTGAACTCGACCCAACGCAGCCTGCTGAAAGCCCGCATGGCCATTGCGGCCGCAGCGAGGAAGCATCGTGACGAGCAGCAGGCGCGCACCCTGACCCGACCGGGGCAATCGTTCTACCGCTATCTGGACGGGGTGGAGCCGGACATGCGTGACTACGAGATGGCCGGACAGGTGCTGGCCATGTGCGAGGAGGTGTACGCCATGCTCGGCAAGATGCAGGCGAGCATCAACCAGACCCGTCTGCCGGTCAGTCTGGTGGTGCCGGCCGACCTGCTGGCATTTGAAGCCGGAAAGTGCGTGCAGGTGATCCGCCACAAGCAGGCCCGGATGGCATTTCACGAACGCTGGCGGCAGCCGCCAAGCGTCCGCATGCTGGCCAAGCGCAAGCCGAAACCGCAGCAGGTGGCTGCATGATCGCCACGGCCGATCCGGTCCGGTTGCAGACGTGGCGCATGGATGCCGCCTACCGGGCGAAGATGCTGGCAGGCATGCCGGAGGGGCTCCGCCGGGCATGGTCGCATGCCTGCGAGCGGACGTTCTTCAACCCGGCCATGCCGCAGGGTGAAGCCCGACGCAGGGCCAACACCGGACTGCGCCGGCGCAGCCAGCATGCACGGAAGGTGGCCAGCAAGCTGCCGCTGGTGGTGGATCACGACCAGGTCGATGGCAAGGCCCGCGAGGTTGCGCGGGCGGCCAGGTTGCAGCTGTCCCGTGCCGGCCGGCATGTCGATGCCGATGCCAGCTGGGAGGCGGTCGAGCAGATGGCCGAGCAGCTGGAACTGCCGCTGCCGGAGGTGGACGACGTGCGCGTGACGGCGCTCGGACTGCTGCACCGGGTGACGGACGACCGCTTCTGGCTGCGCCGGGTGCGGGTGGCCTCGGCCCGTCGCCGCGAGCAACTGGAGCGCGCCTTCGGCTGCGTGCACAAGAAATCCGGTGTCTACGTGTCACACGACAACATGGTCTGGTCACGCGGCCGCAAGCGCCGCAACAGTGACCTGATGGCGATGACGCGCATGGTCAGCAGTGCCGGTGACGACGTGCCGATGGAACAGGTGGTGGCGGCCTCGGTGGCCAATCCGGCCATCCGCCGCAACGAACTGATGGCGCGCATCTCCGGGGTCGAGCGCCTGAGCCAGGACGCCGGCCACCGGGCCGTGTTCCTGACCCTGACCGCGCCCAGTGCCTTTCATGCCAGATTGCATAGCGGCAGGCGCAATCCGGCCTGGAACGGCAGCAACGTGCGCGAAGCACAGAAGTGGCTGTCAAAGCGGTGGGCGCGGGTGCGGGCATGTTTCTCGCGCAAGAAGCTGGGCGTTTACGGGCTGCGGATCGCAGAACCGCATCACGACGGCACACCGCACTGGCATGTGCTGGTGTTCGGGCCGCAGCCGCAGTTGCGCGAAGCCGTGGCTGCCACGCTGCGCTACTGGCGCAAGGACTACGCCGAAGAGCTGACGACCGAAGCCGCCCGACGCGCACGGGCACTGGCCAAGCCGATTGATCCGGCCAGGGGCAGCGCATCGGGCTACGTCGTGAAGTACGTGTGCAAGAACGTCGACGGCGCCGGAGTGCTGGACGGGGATTTTGAATCTGGTCTGGATGCGGCGGTCAGTGCCGAGCGGGTGCGGGCATGGGCCTCGGTGTGGGGCATCAGGCAGTTCCAGTTTTTCGGGACGCCGAGCGTGACGCTGTGGCGCGAAGCCCGCCGGGCCAGGGAGCAGCGCACCGGTACCGCCATCGATGCGGTGATCGAGGCGGCAGACGCCGGGCAGTGGGACCTGTTCACCAAAGCCATGGAAAGTCATCCGGCAAAGCTGGTGAAGAACACCACCGTCAATGATTTTGGGGAATTGGGAGAAAAGATCGTGGGAATTGTCGATCCGGCCACGGGGGTGGTGCTGACCACCCACGACAAGGTATGGCGCATGGTCCGGACGCCGGTCATTCCGGGCCGGGACGGTGGCCGTCCGGACGCGGCGGACCGCCGCGCTTGGACTGGTGTCAATAACTGTACGGTCCCGAAAAAGCTGCTCAGGAGCAGCCGCGGCAAGGGTCAGGATGGTCCGCAGCAGGCGGTACCGGCCCACCAGATCGTGCGGGACGTGAAGCTCACGGCCGGCAGGCCGGGCAGGAAGATGAATAGTCGACAGACATGAAAAAACCTTTCATATCAACGTGGAGGGCGAGACATGAATAGCTCGGTGAATAGCTGCATGAATAGGAAATCAAAACGGCTGGAGCAGCGGATCAAGCCGCGAAAGCCCGTGCCGTGGTATCTGCGCCGGTCATCCGGACGGATAGCGCGAATCCTGCCGCATGAGCTGATGAATGCGTTCGCCCCGATCCGGAATGTTTTTGAACAGCTGCAGGCTGGTGAGATTGATGCGGAAGCGGGTAGCGACCAACCAGTAGTGCTGAATGCAAACGGAAACCTGTGTCTGCTGGTGCCCGCGCTGGAAGGATGGGCCGATGTATGGGAGCAGATCGCCGGACACTTTGGCTTCAAGGTGAATGTCAGCCCGATTCGTTTGCTTGCGGACAAGCTGGGAACAGACCGGATGCTGAGTCTGGAAGAGGTCCAAGCAGGTCTGGCTGTCGTGGATCGCTGCCAGCAGGCGGCGATGGGGCTGGATGCCTATGAGTTACGACGAGTAATGAGCGAAGCGAAGCGTACAGTGGAGCAGGACAATGGTTAAAATTTTCATGGATCTGGAAGAAGTGGCTGAAGCGTTATCAGTATCGAAATCGACGGTCCAGGCTATGGCAGCACAGGGAAATGGATTTCCACGACCACGCAAAATATCTTCAAAGCGAGTGGGGTGGCTTGTGAGGGAGGTCATGGAATGGGCGGACGGACGACCGGTGTCGGACTTGTTACCGCCCCCCAATACCGGTGCGAAAAAACCTCGGGCTGGGGGAGCGCAGTCTCAGCAAGATGCAAGCTGCTCAAGATAATCCGAGAGCTTGCGAAGCCACTCGATACGTTCAGCATCGTATGAATACTGGTTATAGACACCAGCGACACCGGGCAGAATATGCCCGGTTATCGATTCCGCAACTTCACTTGGGCAACCAAGTCGTGCCAGGAATGTCCGAGAGGATCGCCGCAAGTCATGCGGAGCCCAATGTGTTACAGGCAATCTCGGCCGGTCTCTCTGGGGAGTGGTCTTGCAGTATGGCTGATGATAAAAAACACCAGCTTGGATGGTCTTCTGCAGAACATGCTCACTAATGCGGCTAGGTCTGGCAACGGGAAACAGATAGCCGCTCCCATGCAGCTCACACCTTCTTTGTATGACTGCTAACGCACGGCCAAAGAGAGGAACACGCAAGTCTGTCGCACGGTCAAGCCGTGCATTTTTCGTTTTTTCTTTCGGAATGGTCCACCACCACTGCCCATCATCTGCCACGTGGATTTCCGACCCGCGCATGGCAACGATTTCTGCGCCACGGGTGCATGTCCACATATAGATGATCAGGACATCGTGAATCGTTTTGGAAAAATTGGGAAGCCACTTCAAAAGTATCGAGGCTTCGTCAGGGCTCAACGCTCGCTTGACCACTCCAACGCGCTGTCCTGAGATCGCCTTCCCTTTTGACTTGATCTTGCCTCGCAAGATATGACGCCACCAGTTCGGCGTGCTTTCAGGCAACCGACCTGAGTCAATTGCGTAATCCCACGCAGCCCCTAGTTCGGCACGCAGCCGTATGGCTTGGACAGGAGCTGACTCGGCGTAGGATTTGATAAGGTCAAATGCTTGAGACCTCGTGACAGAGGATGCCTCAACATCCGCAAAATCGCCCAGCATGGTATCGAAAATGCGCCATGTCTCGGTCGCACCCTTGGCAACGCGATTGACCCTGACATGGCCGTTCCAGTAGTCCTGACAAAGGTCGATCACACGATATGGGTTTTGCGCCGCCAGCTTTTTTCTGGCTGTTTCAACGGCCTTTGCTACTCGGGCGGCCTTGCGTTCAGCAGCAGGATCAATACCACTATCGCGCAAAACACGTAGCCGCTCCCACTCGACGATGGCGGCATGAACAGACATTGCCGGCCATGTGCCAATCTTGATCTGCTTTAACTCTCCACTGGAGTTTCGGTAGCGATATATCCATGAGCGGTAGCGCGTAGACGCCTCCAGTCGCAGCCCAGGGTGTGCTGGGCTGGTAAGATGTTGTCCGGGTTCCAGAGACTTGGCAGCACGCGCGTCGAACATCACCACTCCGTATAGTTTTTTGTTGGTCAAGAAAACCATGTGTAGGTTTTCAAAAATACTCTGCAAAAGCTACACCAAAACGGCAAGTGTTGTAACGTATCGATGAGTGTGGATACCAGAACGCAACAAGTCCGCAGAATAAAAACATACAAATATATCAACACATTAACGCGCAAAGAGCGGAAAAATCAGCACGTTATGAGTGCAAAAAATGACCAGCACACCCCAATGATGCAACAGTATCTGGCCCTGAAAGCCGACCACCCGGATACGCTGCTGTTTTACCGCATGGGTGACTTCTACGAGATGTTCTACGGCGATGCCGAAAAGGCCGCCCGCCTGCTGGACATCACGCTGACGGCCCGTGGCCAGTCGGCCGGCCAGCCCATTCCCATGGCCGGCGTGCCGTTCCATGCCGTCGAGCAGTATCTGGCCCGGCTGGTGAAACTGGGCGAATCCGTCGCCATCTGCGAGCAGATCGGTGATCCGGCCACCAGCAAGGGGCCGGTCGAGCGGCGGGTGGTGCGGGTGGTGACACCGGGCACGCTGACCGATGCTGCCCTGCTCGACGACAAGCAGGAAAACCGGCTGGTGGCGCTGGCATTCCACAAGGGCCGGCTGGGCCTGGCCAGCCTGTCGCTCGCCAGCGGTGATTTCCGCGTACTGGAAACCGAGGCCGAGCGGCTGGGCACCGAGCTGGAGCGCCTGAAACCGGCCGAACTCCTGGTTGCCGACGACGGCTTTGCGCCGCGGCAGCTCCAGCAGACCGGCGTACCGGTGCGCCGGCTGCCACCGTGGCACTTTGACGTCACCAGCGCCCGCGAACGGCTGGCCCGCCACTTCGGTGTGCAGGACCTGGCCGGCTTTGGTGCTGCTGACCTGAGCGTGGCCACCGGTGCTGCCGGTGCCCTGCTGGAATACGCCCGCAGCACCCAGTCGGGCGAACTGGCGCACGTTGTCGGCCTGAGTGTCGAAGAAGCCAGCCAGTACCTCGACCTTGATGCCACCACGCGCCGCAACCTGGAACTGACCGAAACCATCCGCGGCGAAGCGGCGCCTACCCTGCTCTCGCTGCTGGACCGCTGCGTCACCAGCATGGGCAGCCGGCTCTTGCGCGAATGGCTGCATCACCCGCTGCGTGACACCGCCGCCGTGCGGGCCCGGCAAGAGGCCATTGCCACCTTGCAGGTCTGCCACGCAGACATTCATCTGGCGCTGGACCCGGTGGCCGACGTGGAGCGGATTACGTCGCGTGTGGCACTGCGCAGCGCCCGTCCGCGTGACCTGGCAGCCCTGCGGGCCAGCCTTGCCCAGCTGCCGCAGGTCAAGGCCGTGCTGGCGGGCCTTGGCAATCCGCTGCTGGCCACGCTGGATGCTGCCCTGCCGCAAGACAGTCCGCTGGCAGCACTGTTGCAACAGGCCATTGCGGCGGAGCCGGCCGCCATGGTGCGGGACGGTGGAGTGTTTGCCGCCGGCTACCACGCCGAACTGGACGAGCTGCGCGCCATCCAGACCGATTGCAGTGTCTTTCTGGCCGATCTGGAAGCACGCGAGCGTGAACGTACCGGCATCAGCACCCTCAAGGTCGAATACAACAAGGTGCACGGTTTTTACATCGAGGTCGGCCGGGTCCACAGCGAGAAGGTTCCGGACGATTATCGCCGCCGGCAGACGCTCAAGAATGCCGAGCGCTACATCACGCCGGAACTCAAGACTTTTGAAGACAAGGCACTGTCGGCCCGCGAACGGGCACTGGCGCTGGAAAAGGCCTTGTGGGAAACGCTGCTCGATACGCTGGCACCGCACGTTCCGGCGCTGCAAAAACTGGCCCGGGCACTGGCCAGCCTGGATGTTCTGGCGACGCTGGCCGAACGCGCCGCGACCCTGGATTTTGTCTGCCCGGTCCTGACGCGCAGTGCCGAAATCCGCATCCAGTCCGGCCGCCATCCGGTGGTCGAGGCGCAGGTCGAGCGTTTTGTCGCCAACGACACCCAGCTGGCACCGGACCGCAAGCTGCTGCTGGTGACCGGCCCCAACATGGGCGGCAAATCCACTTACATGCGCCAGGTGGCCCAGATTGTCCTGCTGGCCTACATCGGCAGTTTCGTCCCGGCCAGCCAGGCACAGATCGGCCGGGTGGAACGCATCTTTACCCGGATCGGCGCATCGGACGATCTGGCCGGCGGACGGTCGACTTTCATGGTTGAAATGACCGAAACTGCCAACATTTTGCACAACAGCAACGAGTGGAGTCTGGTGCTGATGGATGAAGTGGGCCGGGGGACCAGTACGTTTGACGGTCTGGCACTGGCCTGGGCGATTGCCCGTCGCCTGATTGAAAAGAACCGGGCCTATACTCTGTTTGCCACGCACTATTTCGAACTGACCCGGCTGGCGGCCGATTATCCGATGGTGGCCAACGTGCATCTGTCAGCGGTGGAGCACAAGGACCGCATCGTCTTCCTGCATCATGTCGATGACGGCCCGGCGAGCCAGAGCTACGGTTTGCAGGTGGCTGCACTGGCAGGCGTGCCGGCACCGGTCATCCGCGACGCCCGGCGCAAGCTGGCCGAACTGGAGACCCAGGCGGCGACAGGTCAGGGACCAGACCTCTTCATGATGCCGGCGGAACCGGTACCAAACGTCGCATCCACCCCACACCCGCTGGTCGAGGCATTTGCCGAACTCGACCCGGAAATGCTCAGTCCGCGCGAGGCTCTTGACTGGCTGTTCCGCATGAAAAAGCATTTTTGA